GGGCGGCATGTCGATGCCGAAGCTCACCGTGCCGCCGTCGGGCACGTCGTCGGTTTCGGCGGCCTTCCACAGGTCGGGGCTGATGGCGTACGCGGTGGCGGTCTCGTCCCAGATGCCGAGTGCCTCACGGCGGAACGAATCCTCGGCGAGGAGATTGCGCATGCGCAATATCGCCTGTTCGCTGGTGCGGCGAGGATAAGACGGGTTCGCTTTCGCCCACGCGGTCCGGTCGTCCAGATCGCAGTCGCGGTCTGCCCCGAGCTCCACGTAGAGCATGTCGTCCGAATTGCCCGCCAACGCGGTCGAACGTTTCTCCTCGAACGCCTCGCACTGGTCTCCCGGCTTCGGCGGGTTGCCCATGAACACGATCAACGGGTTCGGGCTCGTGTTCACGATCGGAATCAGATTGTCCAACGCCTTGATGGTGAGTATCTGAGCCTCGTCGAACACCTCGATGTCCGCCGAATGCAGGCCACGGCCGAAACCGTTCTCACGCGCGCCGAACATGATGCGGCTCCCATTGGTGAAACGGATCTCCTGCTGGCCGTTCGCTCGACGCACGTTCCGCACGTACCTGGACAGTTTCGGATTATGCGTCAGGTCGCACATGTCGGCGAACGTCTCGTCGGAGGTGCGCGTGTGGTGCGCGGTCCAGATGACCAGTGTTCCGGCACGTCCGGCGCACAGGATGAATATCGCCGTGCCGACCGTGAACGTCTTGCCGATCTGCCTGCAGCTGGACAGGACCGCTCCTCCGGATCCGCATGCGTACTTGCCGTCGGCGCGTTTGGCGAACAGGAGGTATAGGAAACCTTTCTGCCAGAGGTCGTAGTGGATTCCGGCCTTGACCGCCGCATTGTTGATCAGTTTGAAATCGCTTGACGTGACGTCTTCCGGCTTCACGAGCCGTTGGGCGATCTCAGACAATCGACGCTCCGACATCCTCCGCCACCTCCGTCACGTCATCGTTCACATCGAACAGGCTGCCGGATTCCTCGGCCATGCGCATCCGTTCGTCGAATTCGGCGAGCTTGCTGCTGATCGACGGCAACGCGTTGGCCGGCGTGGACGGGTCATGCAGAGCCTCGCGCAGTCTGCCGACGATTTCGCGGAGCGTGTCCTCGTGGGAGCCGTCCATCATCCGTTCGAAGTTCTGTTTGTCGAGTTCCGGTTCAGGCTTCCGTTTCGTTTTCGTCGGCTTGGATACGGGCCTATCCGCTTCCGTTTGCGTAGCCCGGTTCTTTTTCCGACGATAGGCGGCTTTCTGGCGGCAGGATTTGGAGCAGTAGCGTTGCGGCCGCCCGTGGCCGGACGGTTGGAATTCCTTGCCGCAGAGTTCGCACTTCATCGGCGCTTCCCTCGCTTTCCGACCTTTCGTTGTTTCCCCTGTTTCCGACGTTTGCATTCCGGGAGGGATATCGGCACTGCACCCGAGGCGACCGGAAGGGGGTATACCCGGGGTTCCCGCCCTGGTCATCGGAGGTCAGATACCGAACGTTTTGAACGGCATCGAACTTGATTTCACTTCCTGTCTGCCAGCCAGCAGCGCTCGTGCGTGTTCGTCTGTCTTGTCGCTCTTCATCCTGTTGCATCTGCGGTGCGTGAGCCTGCAGTTAGTGAAGCTGTATGGATCGCCGCCTCGTGAGACTGGTATGAGTTCGTCGACTTCGGCGCTCATCGGATGTGGTGTCTTCAATGTCTTGTCGACTGGCTTGCCGCAGATGGCGCACACGTCGTATGCGGCCAGCACTCTTGCCCTGAGTTGTCTGCGCCGCCAGCCGTTGCTGACGCGCTCGTTGCGCCGCTTGCTCATGTGGCCTCCCACGTGTATGGGGCCCAGGGTGTTATGGATTTGTCAACGACTATCTTCGCCGTTGGCTTGCTGGAATGCCGGTATAGGGGCTCCCGTATAAGGCCTCTCCCGTGTCTTGTAGGGGCTCCCCATCATCTGCGAATGCCCCTCCCGGATTGTCAATACCCCTACCCCGGGTTTGTTTCATGGGTGCCTTCGGCGGGATTCGAACCCGCGTCCACACGCGGCCACAAGGAAGAGAATCCAATAAAGACTCGCGGCCGGTACGATCTACCACTGATTCCTACGAAGGCATACGGGCAGGCGTTTTTTAAGCTTCACCGCATCACGGAAGCACGGGATTGGCTTGCCTGCCACATTGGGGTATGTCCACTCTGACGGGAGTGGGCGGAGCGTGTCCGATATGCCGTTCGGACAGGACGGGACTGCAACCCAAGTGAATCAGGAGAATCCATTGGAGGATATAAGTGAGGGTCCAAACCGTGTGTATCGGTTTGGACCCTCTAATCCACTGACAATTTTGTGTTGCACTTTCGATTTTGTCAAATCGAGTCGCGTCGCATGACCTGTCCATGCACGTCGGAAAGCCTGTACAACGGCTGCCCCTTCACGTTTTCACCAACCGGTTGGAGCCTGCCGCGCTTGCGCCATGAGCGAATCGTGTTCGCGTTGCACTGGAATCCGCATTCGCGCAGCAGTTCCGCACACTCCCCCGCCGTGAACGCCCTGCCCGATTCGATGCACTCCCGCAGGAAACCCAATCGCACATCGACCACGCGATAAGCGTTGCCGCACACCGGACAATCAACGCTCACCGCGCCGACCTCCGCACTCAGCTCCACTCCACACAGAGGATTCAGGCACCTGCCGATGCCGTGCCTGGATGGTGGCACGTCGATGATGGCCAGCGTCTTGCGCACCAACCGCTCCCAGTCATGCCAGATCAAACCGATGTCCGGCAGTCGGTTCAACCGCTGGCATGACCAGCATGCCTTGAGCATGTCGACGATGGACGGGACCGCGATGCTTATGGCCCATGGCATGGCCGGCGGCGCATACAATCGACACCACAACGCCGTCACCGCATCCTCGATCTCCTGCAGATGGTCAACGACCGAGAGTCTGATCGGCGTGGGCGCGGACTGCAGGTTGACACGTCCAGGCTGGTGGCCTCCGTAATGCGCCGTCGAATCCAGGAACTCGCGCAGGGCTTGGATCCATGACGGATAGTCGTGGATCCATCCCCTCAAAGCGGTCTCGCACTTGTCGCACATCGTGGCCTGGATACGGCACTCCCCGCCGCACACTCGGCACATGCCGGCGAGCGCTGGCTTGTTTTGTTTGGTTTGTGCTGGTTGTGTCTGGTTTGGTGTTGGTTGGGATTCGTTGTTTTGTTCGTTCATTTGTTCGATTCCCTCCGGCGTGGTAGTCTTCTGGTGGTGTCAGGAGCCCGGCCGGAAGGTCGGGTTTTTGTTATTCGTGGTGTTGTTGGATGATTGCTTTGATTTCCTCTTTGGGTACTTGTGGAACCAGTGGCGTGATTTCGTCGAGGCTGTATCCGGCCTGATGCCATTTGATGATCATGTCCATGAGGGTTTTCTTCATTTTCATTTCGTTTCCCTTCGTATTTGCTGGATGATCGTCTCGTATGGTTTGCGGTGGAAGATGCGTATCCACTATTCGGGGCGGCGGCCCCATATGGTTTTGACTTCGGTGAGGGGAAACCATGATACGTACCATTTTTGGCAATTTCCGCAGTACAGCACCTCGCCTTCCTCCTTCGGTCTGGGATGCTCATGGTCGAACGCTGGCGGCCTTGGCACCAAATAACTTCGATTGCTCATTTTGTGTCCTTGAGTGTGATGCGTTTCATTCCTTCGCCGCCTTCATTTCTTGGATTTCACCGTCGAAAAAATCGATGATGAGATTGCAGATGGCGACCGCCGACGTTTTGAGCTGGGTTTTTTCCTCTTCGTTTTCGGCTTTGATGGCGAAAACGCCATCCTTGCTGTTGAAATTGATTCTCATTTCGTGTCCTTCGTGGTTGGGCGGACGGTGAATGCGACGAGTCCGGTCTCGGCATGGAACACCTTGGCCGGCTCGCCAGTCCTCAAGGACATGGCCTACGCGTAGTCGCCGGCATCGTCGATGTTCTCGAACGTTCTGACGCCTTCCTGGGTGACGACGTTGTAGCTCATCTTGCCGGCTCCTTGCCCACTACGCTCACATGGCTCCAGTCGCATGACAGGCCGCCCTGCTTGTAGCCCGAGTAGACGACGCAGTCCACTTTCCTCGTGTCGGTCAGGGTGATGACGCATTCCGTGAATACGTCGGCCCCGGCGGAGCACTGCGAGTCGACGGACCTGACCGCATGCGCTGGCGTGGAAGGCTCCGACGCGCTTCCGCATCCTGCGAGCGCGGTGCAGAGGGTGAGGGTGATGGCGGTAAGTGTGGCGCAGATGGTGTTTCTCATTGTTCGTTCCTTTGATGGCTGGCGTGGTGGTTCCAGAGGCGGATGGCTTTTTTGAGGCTTCTGCCGTCGACGTGGAGGATGCATTTGTGCCGACAGTTGGGGCAGATGCAGCCGTAGATAGTGTTGACCGGTTTGCGTGTGCGGAGTTTGTAGATGGCGCCGAGGGTCAGGATGAGCGGCCTGGACTTGCGGCATGCCGGGCAGGGCGCAGGTCTGCGCCATTTGCGTGGGTTGGTGGCGATTCTGACGGTGTCTGTGTGGTGCCTTTCATTCCTTTCCGTAGATGGCGAGGCTTCGTATGCCGTCGCTCATGCTGTTGGAACATGTGTTCGGATCGTGGGCGATGATGTCGTTTCCGATGCCCTGGAAGCGGAGACTGGCGGTGCCGTCCGGATGTCGGATGAGTTCGAGCCGTCCGTCGATGATGACGTCCTGGTCGGTTTGGGCGATGCAGCGGCGGCCGATCAGGATGGCCGGGTCGGCCGACCGCCACTTGTGCAATGGGACGATGATGCTCATTCCCGGCCGCCCATCCAGCCGATCAGGAAGGCGAGCGCCAGGAGGATTATCGCGGTGTGGCTCATGCCGTTCCTCCGATCTCCGGGCTGGCCAGCATCTCGGTAATCGCGTCCTTGGCTATCAGGCGCCATGGTTCGCGGCCGTCGTCGTCGAGGTTTTCCCACGTGAGGTGTTTGCGGTGGCCGTTGGCGTGGAATCGGTTGTAGATGGCGTGCGCGACGGCGTATTGCGTGTCGAGGCTGATGACGAGCTGGTCTTGCTGGTCTTCGGTCATTGGTAGGTCTCCGGTCTTGGCGGTGCGAGCAGTGCGGCGATCGCATAGCTGGCGAGGCTGGTGGCGAGCGCCGCGATGGTCAGTGCGGTGTGGATGGCGAGCCACGTGATTGGTGTCCACTGGTGGAGCGCCTGTCCGATGATCGCCCTGATGACGGCGTGCGGGATGAGCAGCAGCGCGAGGAGGGTGAACAGCGTGGCCATGGCGTCTCCGAGCCGGTCGGCGAGGTGGCTGATGGTCTTTCTCACTTGTGGTCTCCCGTCTTGACGGCGAGTGTCTCGAGCATGGCCTTGTAGTCTTTGATGTCGCGTGCGATGCAGGATTTCACCCGGTGCGGGCCGCTGTCGCCCTGGTATGGATCCGGGGCGCCGAGCACGGTGACGAGTCGGCGGATGGTGGCCATGTCGTATTTGCGGTAGGTGAGCCACGCGTCAGGGTTGAGGTTGAGTCGGCGGAGGAAGTCAAGGTCGAAGTCCACGTTGGTCCCCGCGGGGACGAGGGAGAAGCGCTGGGAGAGCGAGTCAAGGAATTCCTCCACGGCGTTGGCCACGACGACCATGCTGTCATTGCGCACGGAGCCTCCCATGAGTTCGAACAGCAGGCCGTTGTCGGTGTGCATGGAGAAGACGACGGGGCTCATGGACAGGAGGTCGAGTCTGTCCGGGCGGATGATGCGGGACAATGATCCGAACTTTTGTTCGCCCAGCATGTCGGTACATTCCATACCGATCTCCAATGGCAGGCTTTTGCGCCTGTCCACGCCTGTGGTCTCAAAGTCGATCCACAGCAGCGCCTCCGGTTTGCCGTTATTCTCGTGCATTTGTCATTCCTTCCGTTTGAATTGTCAATGTTTCGCGCATGGTCAATGGCGTGGCCGTGCCGTCCTGGTTGAGCCAGAGCCATCTCCCCTGCCAGTCGCGCACTGGGGTGGAGAGAGGATCTATGCCGAACGGGACTATCAGCCCGAGGCGTTCGGCCTCAGCCACATGCTGATGGACCCACCCATGGCAGCCGGTCGTCCCCGAACCGCACAACTCGACGATGTTGGCCGGACTGTGCCGCACATCCGGATCCGCCGCCCGCCGCAGTTGACGGTGATGGCCGGAGCGTCCAGGCCAGCATGACGGATCATGGATGTTCGTCCCGCAACGCAGGCAATGCCAACCCTGACGCTCCAAAGCGGCACGCTTCGAATCAGCAAACTCACTCACAACGCACCCCCTCCTGCATCAGACCGTCAACCAGCACCAAACACGAAGTGCAATTGGCCCTCAACCCGGCCGCCAACGCCACGATGCCGTCATCCGCCCTGCCACCGGCGAGCGCTCGCAGTTCGATTGTGCTGGCGGTCTGGGCGGTGTCGGTGAGGAGGCGGCTGAGTTTGTCGAGTTGTTCCCTGGTCATTGGTTGTTCTCCTCGTCTTCTTCGTTTTCGTCGGAGTCGGCTTCGGTGATGGCGGCGATGAGCTGGTCGAGGTGACTGGTCTCGTCGTCGGCGGGCGTGTAGCCGAGGTCTTGGAGGATCTGGTAGTAGCCGGGGATGCGACGGCTGATGTCGCTCGTGCTGGTCCAGTCTTCGGGGTCGATGAACCATTCGATGCGAGCGGCGAGGATTTGCACCGCCCAGACCGCCCAGTCGGGTTCGTCGAGGTGGTAGCGGAGTTCGGCGAGCGCCCGTTCCGGTTCGATGCCGCTGATGGTGGTGAATTGTTCGACGCCGCATTTGTCGTTCCATGTGCTCAGCGCCTGCGTGTAGCCCTGCGGGTCCGGGTCGATGATCTGCAGGAGTCCGAGCCGGGCCGTGGTTTCGACGAGCTTGTCGCGTTTGACGCCGTGGAGATGGCCGTGGAGCCATGCCATGCGCTTGTCCGCGGATGCGGCGGCGTATTCCTCGAGCGCGTGCCTGCGGGCGTCGCGTTCGGCTTGTTCGGCGGCTCGTCGGGCTTCCTTTTCGGCGTCGGCGGTCTTGTCGCGGCGGGTCCAGAGGTAGACCTGCTGCGAGACCGTGTGGATGGATACGGCGGCCGGGTTCAGTTCGCGGATCTTCTCGATGGCTTCTTCGGGGGTGCCGGTGGATGGGAACATGCAGCCGATGTAGCGCCATTCCGGGTCGCTGTAGGGCTTTTCGGGGTCGGGGATGAGGTTGATGCCGCTGTCGGGCTCCCCGAGGAGCGCGGCGACCGATTCGACCCATTGCCGGTCGCGGTCGTCGCGTTCGATGCGGCGGAGGGTGTAGTCGAAGTTCGAGGTGCCGGCCGCCTGCGCGAGCTCCTTCTGCCTGTCCGGCTGGCCGTCATATCGCGCGATGGCCACGAGCTGACCGATGGAGATCTGGCCGAAATCGTCGCGGGATGCTCTGACCTCGGTCTTGATGCTGGCGGCCTTGACGCGGTCACGCACATAGTCGCCGCTTCGGCCGAGCCTGTGCGCGACGTTGGCGTCAGCCTCCTCCAACACGGTGAGCTGTTCGCGCTGGCAGTTCTCGGTGACCATGGCCTCCAACTGCTGCAATGGGCCGAGCTGGAGCACGAAGCATGGGACAGCTACGATTCCGGCATATTTGCATGCGGCGAGCCTGCGGTGGCCGGCGATGACCCTGTAGCGCTCGCCGTTGGGTACGACGCTGAGGGGCGTGAGGAGGCCGTTGGTTTTGATGCTGGCGGCGAGGTCGGTCACGTCGCCGATGTTTTTGCGTGGATTGTCGGGGTGGGGGTCAATCAGGCTCGTGTTGATGAGCTTGATTTCGTTGCTTTGGTAGCTGCTCATTGCTTCTCCTTGCTGGTTTCTTGGTTGTTGAGTTCGTCGGCGCATGCCTGGCATGCCTGCCACCATTCGCTTGGGTTGCCGTTGCGGAGACTTCCGGTGTGGTCGTATGCGTCCTCGTGTGGATCCATGAGCTGGTGGACGTGTTCGCAGTTCCAGGTGTGCTTGTGCTGGCGTGCGGGTGTGATGGGTTCCGGCGCCCATGTCTCCCATTGGTCGCGGAGCCATGTGTTGAGTCGTGGGATGTGGCCGCTGCGGATTTGGCCGTCGTTGACGGCGTGCTTGTAGCGGCGGAGCGCGGTCTGGAGGCGGGTGAGTTCGACGGGGTTTCCGGCGATGGCCGCGTACAGGGCTCTGGCTTCGGCTTCGGTCTTGCGGCCTTTCGCGCCGACGGATCCGGGATAGGTTTCGGCGAAATGGTCGAAGCCGGATTCCGGCGTGGCGGGTTGCTTCGGTTTGCCGGCGGGAGGGGTCGGAGAGGGTATATCGGTATCGGTATCGGTTTTATGCCATGTTTTTGCTTGGCTGTCCCCTAGCAACTTGCTAGAAGGTTTGCTACCGTTTTGCTCTCCGTTTGCTTGGCTGTTTTCCGGCAAGTCGCCCGACGTTTGCTTGGCCTTTTGGTTGGCGGCCTTACGGCGGCCTCCCTTGCTTCCGGCTTTTCGGCGCGCCTCGCGTTGCTCTTCGGTCAGCACTCGTGGCTCCCTGCAGATGCCTTCGGCGTAGACGGGACGCCATCCGCCGTCGTGCTCCTCCATGAGTCCCGCATCGATGAGCTGCTGGAGCTGGCGCATGGTGCCTCCGGCGTCCTTGAGGTCGAGCTGGTCGAAGTGGCCGGGATACGCCGACGGGTCCTTCGATTGCATCGAGACGCCTTTGGAGTGGATGACGCAGAGTTTGACCCACAGGCCCACGGTGGCGAGCGGTAGGCGTCGGATGCGCCTGTCGTCGGCCATCTGGTCGTCGATGATGAACCACATTCTTCTTCTCCTTCCGTGGTTCGGGTTCCTTGGAGGCTTAGCCGATCTCGCCGGTGTCCGGGTCGATGGACGCCTCCACGTCGCCATCCTCCATGTCGAGGCTGCGGCGCAGGTCGCCGATGAGGATCATCTGCCGTGACGTGGCGGGCTTGGCGCACATGTTCTCCATGGCCAGTCCCGCGTCGAGGATGCGCTGAGCGAGGTCTGCGCAGTCGTACACGGCTTCGGTGATGGCGTGGATGCCGCCCCACTTGTCGATGTGCTCCTTCTTGGTGTGGGTGTCCATGACTGTGCGGCATGCCTTGAGCACGACGGCCGCGGCCTTGGTGACCTGCTGGGTCTTGCCGATGAGGTCGATGAGTGTGTCGGGCGTGGCCTCCTGCGGGATGAGCGCCTGTTGTTCGCTGGCTTTCATTGCTGCTCCTTAGAAATCCGGTTCCGTGTCGGGTTTGCCGAAACCTCCGAATGATGACTGGTCGGCCGCCGGCGCGCCCCACGGATCATCGGCCGGAGGCTGGGCGGGTTGCTGTGTCTGCGCCGACTGTTGCGGCCGTTGGCTCCAGCCACCGACGCCGGTGTTGACGGTCGGCTGCGGCGATGCGGGGTTGCCGTAGACGGGACCGCCCTGGCGGCTGATGCGGGCGACCTGCGCCGTCGCGTACCGCAGCGACGGCCCGATTTCGTCGACCTGCAGCTCCACGACGGTCCGATTGGTGCCGTCCTGCGCCTGATACGAGTGCTGCTTGAGCCTGCCTTGGGCGATGACCCGCATACCCTTGGACAAAGATTGGATGCAATGCTGCGCGAGGTCGTTCCATGCCGAACAGCGGAGGAAGAGCGCGTCTCCGTCCTCGTACTGTCCGGTCTGCCGGTTGTATTGGCGTGGCGTGTTGGCGATGGTGAAGCTGGCGACCTGCGCGCCCTGGCCGGTGGTCCTCAGTTCCGGATCCGCGGTGAGGTTGCCGACGATGGTGATGACGGTCTCCCCTATGGCCATGTCAGGCTCCCTTCACATATCCAGCCGGTTCCGGGCCGAGCTGGCTTGGATCCTTGGCCTTCCACGCGCATTTCGCGCGCAGGCATCCGGCCTCGCGGTCGATGACGATCTCGCCGAAGCGCGCCGGCGCGACCATGGTGAGGTTCCAGCCACGGTCGCGGTTGAGCGCGCTGATGGTCTCGTACAGTTCGCCGATCAGATCGGCGGCCGTCATGCCGACGCTGGCCGGCGTAAGCGGCCATTCGAACCACTTCTCGCCTTCCGGCCTGCTTGGTGTTTTGCTTGGCAACGTTTGCCTCCTTTGGATTGATGTCGTGCCGGGACGCGGATTCGAACCGCGCATCCATCCGCCGACGTGACCTCAACACGCCGATCCATGGCGCCCGCATCCTGTCGCGGGCCCCGGCGAAGGCCGGACGGGAGGAGAAGAGAGAAGATGACCCGTCCGGCTGGTTTTAACGTCTTTTCCTTGACGCGCGGGCGGTTCCGGCATGGCCGCGCATGACGAACCACGTCCATGCCGCAATGTGTGCGGAACCGTCCAAGTCCTTCACTGCCGTTGCTCGTCCAGCCAGCGCGCGAAGCGGGGTTCGGAGCACAGGCGACGCATGATGACGGCCGCGGGGATGAGCACCGCGAACGGCGCGGCGATGAGATGTTCGATCGGGTGCATGCACGCCGGCGTGCAATACAGCACACACATGGCCAGCAACCACACCGCGAACAGCAGCTGGTGCAAGATGATGCGGGCAAGGGCCTTCATCACATCAGCTCCTTGTTGATGGTGTCGATGACGATGTCCACGAGGTCGGCCACATCGATGTCGATGAATCCGACGATGTGACCGAGTGAACGCCTTGCTTCGATGTCGTTCCACCCGTCGGCATAGGCCGGACGGATGGCGTCGCCTTCGTCATCGAATTCCCTGAATATCGCTTCGACGCAGGCTTTGCGGATGGCGTTCATTTGTCCTCCTTTTCTTCCCATGGGTCAGGCCACGGGGTATCGGTACGCCAGTCGTTGTCGGTCATCGCGCACCTACCTCTTCCTCGTATTCGGCCGTGCACTGGTACAGGTGTTGCGCGAAATAGGCGATCATCTGCTCCTTCGGATACATGACGATTCGTCCTACCTTCACGAACTTCGGGCCGATGCCCGCGCTACGCCAGTACGCCAGGGTGCCTTCCTTGATGCCGCAGTTGTCCGCGATGTCCTTCGTTGTGTTCATCGGCTTCAACGCCGCCGCCAATGCGGCGAACACCTCTTTGTCATCCATCACGCGCCTGCTCCTTTCATGCGTTGGTAAGCGCCGATTGCTTTTCCGACGTGTTTCGTTTGAGGGCCTTCCTGCCGAGTGGGAGAATGAGCAGACCCGCGCAAAGAAGGGAGGTGATAACATGCAACGCGATCCAGTGAATTCCGCTAATGACGCGAAGGCCTACGCACAATCTGGAAACATTCAGCAGGCCATCGTGTCGCTGGCCGATGCCGTGCAGGGCATCGCCGAATACCAGCGGTACATCCGGAACGACCAGTTGAAGATCAAACGTGCGCTGAACATCAGCTGACGTTCGGCCGTCCGCGTGAGAGAGTTCCAATTCCTCGCGGACGGCTTTCCTTATCGCGCCCAGCATCGCCGGGTGCAGGCGTTCGAATTCTTCAACGGAAATCGGGTTCGTGGATTCGTCCGGTGTCTCGGCCGGAATATTGATGCTCATTTCGGATTCTCCTTTCGATTCATGCGTCGGCGAGCGCCGACTGCTCTTGAATTTTTTCGGTGATGAGTTGCAGTGGATCGATCTCACTTTCGGAGACCGAGGCAAACCACATGCTCAATGTCATGTCTTCCGCATCAAGTGCTCTGCTGACAGTTGTCCGATTTCGATTGCAGCGGGCGGCAATATCAGTCATCTGCGTCTTGCTGATCAGAACGTCATTTCTGGTTTGCCTGATAACCGCTTTTGCGAGCTTGATGCAGTCAACCCTCTTGTCGATCGTCATCTGTTTTCACCTCCATCTGTAAGCACGTGCTTACTTGATGAGACTGATGTTAGCTCGTGCTTACAACTTACGCAAGTGCGGCGTGTCAACATGTGCTAACGTTGTGCACATGGCTACGAAGTACGAATGGACGGCGTTTGATTACGCCTCACAGCAGGCAGCTGCGAAGATCATTGCCGATTCTGGATATTCATATCGGACCATCTCTGAGATGATGAACAACGCTGTCAGTCACGTCAGGATCAGCGACATTGAAAAGGGCAGAAAAGCGCCGATCAAGCTATCGGAGTTCCTTTTGCTTTGCCAAGCATGCGATGCTGATCCAGTCGCCACGTTGCGAGACATCATCGAGGCCGCCCGCGCCTACAAGGCCCGCGAGCGCGAGTCCCGGATCACCGATGATCTCATCGACCGTATCGCCGCGCACCCCGAAGACTACGACGTGGCCGCGAACAAGGATTCGAACGCACGTCTCGAAGCCGAGACGCCTGACGAGTGAGGGGAATGACAATGGGTTTCAGGGTCAATCGCAGGATCAGCCTGGGCAAGAACGTCCGGGTGAATATCGGTAAAAGAGGTGTCAGCACGTCCGTGAAGATGGGACCGGTCACAGTCAATTCGAGGGGACGCAAGACCGTGCATGTAGCAAAGGGCGTCTCATATACCATCAATCCGAAGACGAAAAGAAACACCGCTCCGCAGCGGAGGTCAACTGTCGAGAGCAATCAACAGGCGAGTTATACTCCCTCATCTGCAGGCAGCACGCCACATCAGCCCCGCCCAAAGACTTTGAAGCAGCTCGAAATCCAGTACAAGGCGTATAACGTCCTTCTTTGGGTGATGTACGCGCTGACCGCGTTCACCATCCTCATGTGCTTCTTCGGCCCCGTCATGCTCACCTTCGCCATCCCGTTCACGCTGATGTCAATCGGCTTCACCAAGCTCAAGACACCACTCAGGAAACAGCTAGAAGAGAGACGAGCCGACGACGCGTCTCCGAAGGCCACAGACATGGAGCCACGGATGAGTGAAAGGAACGCAAATGACTGAATACAACCTGTATTGCGATGAAAGCTGTCATCTGGAACATGACGACAGCGACGTGATGGTCCTTGGAGCCCTCATTATCCCCAAGGATAAAAGGCAGGAAATCACAGAGAATATTCTCCAGATCAAGGCACGTTACGGTGTCAAGGCACGCACGGAAGTGAAGTGGACGAAGGCCAGCATGCCGAAAATCGACCTGTACAAGGATTTGCTGAACTGCTTCTTCCTGGATGACGACATGAGGTTCCGTGTTCTGGTGGCCAAGAAGACACGTCTGAATCATGAGGCATGGTCCCAGTCACACAACGATTGGTACTACAAGATGTATTTCACCATGCTGAACAGGCTGTTCGATTCCACGAACACCTACAACGTGTACGTGGACATCAAGGACACGCACTCCGCGCAACGTACCGAGAAACTGGAGGAAGTGCTAGCAAACAGCCACTACGACTTCAACCACGAATGCATCAAGAAAGTGCAACCAATCCGTTCAGACGAAGTGCAAATGATGCAAATCACCGACGTGATCAACGGAGCCGTATGCAGGGCGAACCGGACGACCATCCCCCAACCATCAGGCGCGAAAGCTGAAATCATCGACTACATACGCATGAGATCAAAGCTCCGACTCACCCAGTCAACGACCTTGGGCACGCGCAAGTTCAACATCTTCGTCTGGGAAGGACGGAACGCATGACACCGCATTGGACACCGGAGCTCGTAACCAAATCCCCGATAGAAGACTTTGCCGTATATGAGGATAGGATTTATGCAATCTTCAGACATGACTTCATAGATTCACATCCATCATTCGACGGCCTCAGAGTTTCCGTACGCCGCCAGAAAGAGGAGACCGACGGAAAATGGGCTGGGTTTTTCCACATCACCAGCGTCGAAGACTACACAACCGGCGAGAGGAATGTCGATCTGCGTAGATGTGAGCGGATCAGGTTTCCACGGAAGACGATTGACAACGCAAAGGATTGTCCGCAATGCCATTATGAGGTATGTGATGCGCCATTAATCTGGAGGAAGCATAAGCATGGCCGCGATAGGTTATATATCCTCATTGAATCAGAACGGTATCTAGTCGTGCTGGAACCACATAAGGACAGAGGCTACTGCATGTTGGTCACCGCCTACTACGTCGACCATGATCATAGCTTCAACAAACTTCTGAAAGAATATGATCAGTCAAGTTTGAACGGGAATTGCGTTCAATAAAAGCAAGGGCCGCCGCAGCGACCCTGGAGACTCCTTCTACAACTCGGTAGATGAGCTGATTCAAGCATCACATACGACACTCCAACTGTCAAGCAGAACTTGACAAACAGCAAAAAAGTACTTCTCGAAAAACAATACTTTCGGAAGAGAGGAATGTGGATAACAAGACCATCGCGGAGCTTCACCGGAACGCGGAATCCATGGGTCTGTCAGTCATGTCACGCGACCTTCCCCGTGACATATGCGGCCTATACGACGATCGACACAAACTCATTCTGCTGGCCGACTGGCTCAACCAGCGCCAGCGCCGTTGCACGCTGTGCCATGAGCTCATCCACGCGAAACACCACGATCCAGGCTGTGGCAGCCAATACGGGTTGAAGTGCGAGCGCCGGTGTCGCAGGGAGACCGCGCTGGCGTTGATCAGTCCCGTGGACTATGGCATGGTGGAGCAGATATACGAAGGCAATACGTGGATGATGGCCGTGGAATTGGGCGTCACCATCCAAGTACTGTCGGACTATCGGCAGCTGTTGTACGATTCCGGCGTGTGCGTGCAATAAAAGAAGCTCAGCGTCCACATACCGCGACGGGAAACAAAAAAGGGTCCCGCCCGAACACAGTCGGACGGAACCCAAGGAACCAACAATCAGCATTTCCGTTTTCACCAAAATGAGGTTCCACGCACAGTGTAGCGCGGATCCTCGGAAAGAGACAACCATGGCCAGAGCGTTCGTAGACGACAGATGGCTCAAAAACGACGAGGACGGCAACCCGCCCAGCAGGGCCGCGAAACAGTCGCTGGCCAATGCGAAGGATCCGATGAAAGCCAATGTGCCCGGCAAATGGCGGTCCGCGCTGTACGGCCAAGGCTCACGGTGGAGATGCCGCTGGTACACGCTTCGAGACGGCAAACGCGTCCAGAAATCACGGAACTTCGCCAAGCTCCGTGACGCTGAGGAATACGCAGCGGCCATCGAGGACGACATCAGACGCGGCAAATACCGCGACCCGCAGCAGGAACTACGCATCTTCCGGGACGTTGCCTCCGAATGGACGGACGGCAAGATGGATATCAAACAGGGCACTTTGGGCAGATACCGCCGCGAATTGCGCGTTTATATCAACCCCAAGTGGGGCGATCGCACACTGAGGGAAATCCAACGCGACGAACTGCAACAGTGGGTCACGCAGCTCACCGAAGGCGGGTATCCCGCCGAACTGCAGGACGATCGCGAATCGAAGCCATTGAGTCCACGCAGCATCCGCAACATCGTCAAGGTCGTCATGGGCGGTGTCATGGAATTCGCTTTGGAGCACGGCTGGATTGGCGAGAACCCCATTGAAAAGGTCACCGTGCCGCGCATCACGCAATCCGATGACGACATGGTGTTCCTTACCGTCGAGGAGGTGGAGTTGCTGGCCGGCATGGCCGAACGGGCAGGACGGCCGGTAGACGGGCTGATCGTCCGCTGGCAGGCATACACCGGTGCCCGCATTGGCGAGACGCTGGCACTCAAATGCGGCGACGTGGATGTGGATTCACGCAGGGCGCGCATCCGCCGCACTTGGACCGACGACGGCAAAGGCAGGCTTGTGCTGGGCACGCCGAAGAACGGCAAACCGCGCAGCATCGCCATACCCAGATTCCTTATACCGTCCATCGAACGGCAGATGGAGGGCATGGGCGACGACGACTGGCTGTTCCGCGCGGCAAGAGGCGGGAACCTGTGGACGAACACGTGGCGGACGCGTGTCTGGCGAAAGGCCGTCCGACTGGCCGGCATGGAGGACGAGGGCGTGACCATCCATAGTTTGAGGCATAGCTATGCGAGCTTTGCGATTGCTCAAGGCGCGGATGTGAAGACCCTACAGATGCAGCTCGGCCACTCCTCACCCAGCATCACGCTGAACACATACACGGCTCTCTGGCCGGAACGATTGGACGATGTGGCGGACGCGATTGGCGAGCTGCGCGCTGAACAGTTGAAGACCGTCTAGACGCGGAGGTTGCGCGGTCATCGTGTCGAATCGTGTCGATAGCCTACGGCCAAGAAAAAATAAAGCCTTGGAAACGTAATGTTTCCAAGGCTTCCGGTCGGGCTGACAGGATTTGAACCTGCGACATTCTGCTCCCAAAGCAGACGCGCTACCAAACTGCGCTACAGCCCGTTCATGCACTCCCGCACGTGGCAGGTGAACACGAGTTTCCATTGTAGCGTATGGTAGGACAACGACAGGCTAGAATGGCAAATACTGGAGGGAACGCGCATGGGACGTCATCAGCAAGCCGAGGCTTCAGGCATCATTTCCTTCATGGCATGCGCCACTCTTGCATGGATCGCCATGGACCTATATCTGCAATTCGCTCCCGCCATCTGGCGTGTCACCCAACGCCTGTTCACCGTGTGTGCCGGAATCACCGCGGGATGTGGAGTCATCTCGTTCACCTTGGGGTATGCGCGCAACTCCAGGTCGATGACGTTGAAACATGGCTGGACCATTCCTATTCGCCGTATCTTCGAGATACTCGCTTTGTCCGTGGTCTACGCGTCGACCATTTTCGTCACGGCGTTCATGCTGCTTTCCATTGCCAGCAACATGATGGGGTTGCGCACGTTAAAAGGCTATCTGACTGCGCTCTGCGCCGCGATCTCGGGGGTCGTAGGCTATGTCACGTTCGTACAGGCGGAACTCATGAATGCCAAGACCATCGCATCCTTGTTGCCGTTCTTCGTGGTTTCCGGTGTCAGCATCGCAGGATTGACGTCCGATGATCCATACTGGTACAACAACAATTTCTCCCAATTGGGCGATCGAACCACTTTTGCTGCTCGTATGTTCAATTCGACATTGATGTTGGCCGGCGTCTGCATCGTCATCATCAGCTATTTCGCGATTTCGGAGCTCATCACCACGCACCGTCTGCAGATGCAGTATCTGTCTGCAAGCGATGAAAAAGAAGCTCCCAAACACTTCAAGACGCGGATTCTTCTGCTATCGACCATGCTGACGCTCGCAGGCATCGCCTTCATCGGCATCGGCATGTTCCGTTACACGCCGCATCCGATTCTGCACAACGTATTCGCCCGCGGTCTTCCCTGCCTGATGAGCGTGCTGATGATCGCGCTGCCTTGGCTGGCCCCGCAGCTTTCAAAAGTAGTATATGTGATTTCAGACCTAGCTATCGTGATCGGGGCTCTTGCCGGGTTCCAGTGGTTGGCGGGGCGTAACACGTTGACGAACGTCGAGGCTCTTGCCGGCATGATGTTTCTGGGCTGGTTCATCATCTTTTCACGGCAGATTGCGGCCATCGAATCCGATCGTGTGCAGACGCAGCTTATTCTGGCGCAAACCAAGCGGCCAGAATCCGTCGAGGATCTTGCGGAGGTCAGCGAAACCGTTCCTGGAACCGTTTCCCGACTCTCGTCGGAAGTCTAA